AGAAATTAAGCAGTATTGGGACGCCGACCAAGGTATGGGTTACTTTAAAAAAGCTAACCCTAATCTTGATTGGGATACCTATTGGAACTTTATCCAAGAGTCTTCTGCTTTAGACGCTCAAGGGTTAAACAACGTAGATAATCCAGATGAGTATAACGCACTAGTAAACAAGTATGGGTTTAACACCACTTACCAGAATAACGATGGTGACATATTCCAGTGGAACGGTTCTAACTTTACTAAGACATTTAAAGTAGACGATAGTTTTGATGCTGGTGCTTTAATTATGAACCTAGCAGTCGCGGCAATGACAGCCGGTGCAGGTTCTGCCTTGGCTAACTTCTTGGGTCCAGCCCTTGGGGTATCGCCTTCAATAGCTAATACGGTTATTACTAGCGCGGTACAAATTGCTAAGGACGGCAAGGTAGACTTAACCACCGCTATGAGCTTGGCAGGAGCTAGTTTTTTACCCGGCGGTAGCGAGATGATTAGTGCTAGTGACACAGCAAAACAAGCAGTTAATGAAGTTGTTAAAATCTTAACGAATCCTGAAAGCTACCAGACAAACTCTGGAGGTACGGTAGGTATTGTAGTGAATACAGGTAGTTCTAGTCCAGTAGTTACTAACACCGGAACAGGGGAAGTTCCTGACTACACTGTTGAGCCTAACATTACCGGCCCTACGTTTCCTCCTATTAATACAACTCAAGGCGGTGGTGGAAGTTCTGCTCCTACTACTGCATCAACTACTACTGCACCAACTACTACTGCATCAACTACAACTGCACCAACTACAACAGCATCAACTACAACTGCACCAACTACAACAGCATCAACTACTACTTCATCAACTACAACAGCACCAACTACAGCTACGACGGGTCAGTCACCTCAGTACTATGAGATTGACGAAAACGGTGACGTTTATATTATTAAGCGAGATACAGGTGGTTGGAACGAAGATGGGACATGGGGTGGAGAATATAAAAAGGACCCCATTGGTAACGTCAACGACGGAAGTGGTAATTGGTACGAGGGCGCGGGACCCGGTTCGTATGGTGAGCATGGTGAGGTAATTATTACGCGTACTTCTACTCCTAGTACAACTAGTGGTTCAACCTTTGGAGACTTTTACGGAGTTCTTGGTTCTATTTATAATCCTTATCCAACAGACACTACACCAGTTCCTCCTAAAACTACTACACCAACAACAGAAACTACTACTACTGGTACAGGGACTACTACTACTGGAACTACTGGTACAGGAACTACTGGTACTACTACTACTGGTACTGGAACTACTACTACAGGAACTACTACTACTGGCACAGGAACAAGCGGTACAGGGGCAACGGGTACAGGTACTGGCACTGGAGAAGGTACTGGAGAAGGCACTGGAGAAGGAACTGGAGAAGGAACTGGAGAGGGTACAGGAGAAGGAACAGGCACTTCCGCACCAGCAACAGCAATGCCAAGTAAAGGGATGTTTAACCCTATGCCTGTTTACGGTATAGGTTATGAAGATACTCCTCTTGTAGGAATACAACAAGAGCCTAAGAAAGATTACGTAGAAGAGCTAGATAACCTTATTGCTAGATCATTTGAAAGAAGAAATAAAGGAATGTTTTCATGAATGACATTATTGCAAAACTTTACGGAGATCCTAGCAAAGGTACACCTGTTGAAGTTCCTTATACTAGTAGTTTTGGTTATTACAACAACATACCAGAACCAGTATCAGCACCAATTCATCCTATTATAGCTGCGTTGTACGGAGATCCTAGTACAGGTACACCTATTGAAACCCCTTATGAAGGTAGTTTTCAATACTACAATGACTTAAAGAATCAACAAGAACAAGTTAGTCAAGAGCCTACTCAGGTGTCTAGCACTGCTCCAGCAACACCTACATCTCCTATTGTAGATCAAGTAGCAAGAACAACACCATCAGGTGCTTTAAGCGGTAATCGTTTTGCAGCAGCGCCACTAAGAGAACTAGGCTTTTTAACAAGTAGAGAAAAACCACAATACATGAAAATGTTAAATCAAGCTTTGCTTGGAAGCTTGTTTAAGGATCTAATATGACTTACTTAGAACTAGTAAACAACGCACTAAGGCGTCTTAGAGAAGATGAAGTAACTACTGTTCAAAGTACTACTTACAGTAAGATGGTAGGAGACTTTGTTAACGATGCTAAAACCTTTGTAGAGTCTGCGTGGGATTGGTCTGGTCTTAGAACTACACTTACGGCAACTACTCAAGAAAACATATTTAGTTATGTGTTAACTGGATCACAGAATAAGATTAAACTTCTACATGCTTACAACGACACAAGCAATTGGAACTTAAGATACCAAACACCTATCTGGTTTGACGAAAAGTATATGATGGAAACTCCTGCTTCTGGTTCTCCAGAGTACTATGTGTTTAACGGAGTGGATGTTAATGGTGATACTCAAGTTGATGTTTATCCTAAACCTGATGGTGTATATACTTTAAGGTTTAACGCTGTCATGCGTAACGCAGAGCTAGTCAACGACGCAGATAGACTTTATATTCCTAGTCAGCCTGTCTTGCATATGGCTATAGCCTTACTAGCGCGTGAGCGTGGTGAGACAGGAGGCACGTCAGCACCTGAGTACTTTGCTATAGCAGATAAGTATTTGTCAGATGCCGTTGCGTTAGATGCACAAAAGCACCCAGAAGAAGTTATTTGGTATACCCCTTAAGGATTACTTATGGCACAACCACTACAAAGTATAAACTTGGTTGCTCCTGCTTTTAAAGGGATCAACACAGAGGACTCTCCTCTCCAACAAGATCCTGCTTTTGCAGATATTGCTGATAACGCTGTTATTGACAAGCGTGGTCGTATTGCTGCGCGTCAAGGTATTAACACAATTACAGCTAACGGTGGCACAGGCACAGACTTGAACAACGAATACTTAGCTAAAGTACATTACTACTTTGTTGATGGTGTCGGTGGTGCTACTGCTGTTCTGAGCGCAGGTAACAATAAGATATTCTCAGGAACAAATACTCTTACTGATATTAGCCCCGGTAGTTATACTATTACAAAGAACAACTGGAAGATTGTAAACTTTAATGACAAAGCTTACTTCTTTCAACGAGGCTACGATCCGCTAGTATACGACAATGCTAGTTCACCTAAGCTACGTACCTTTAGTACTGTTAATTCTAATACTACTTCTGCTACGCTCAAGTGTAACGAAGTTCTAGCTGCATACGGCAGACTCTGGGTAGCTGGCAGTGATAGCGACAACCAGACTATTTACTGGTCAGACTTGTTAATAGGTAACAGTTTTACTGGGGGAAGTTCTGGCTCAATTGATGTTTCTAAAGCGTGGCCTGAAGGTAGTGACGAAATTGTAGCACTAGCGGCCCATAACAATGCTTTAATTATTTTTGGTAAGCATAGTATCCTTGTGTACACAGGCGCTTCTAGTCCTGCAAACATGGCACTAGCAGATACCATTGCAGGAGTTGGCTGTTACGATAGAGACTCTCTTCAACACATAGGGACTGATGTTTTATTTATGTCCTACTCTGGTTTGCGTAGTGTAGGTCGAGTAATACAAGAGAAGTCTCTGCCTATCTCAGACCTTAGTGGCACTATTAAGACTGAACTTATTGAGATTCTTACACAAGAAACATTACCAGTGGCTTCTATCTACAGTCCTGAGAACTCTTTTTATCTTGTTTCTTTCTTGTCTCAAGATGTAACGTACTGCTTTGATCTCAAAGGAAGACTAGAAAACGGAGCATACAGGGTTACTCGTTGGCCCTCTAGTTTGTTCAGGGCTTTCGACAGATCGTTAGATGGTACGTTATATGTAGGGACTACAGCAGGCGTAGCTACGTACACTGGGTACGACGATGATGACGTTGCGTATCGCTTTAGATACTATAGTCCTTCATTGACTTATGGTGACTCTTCTAAAACAAAGATGCTAAAGAAAATGATACCTACTATTGTTGGGGGTGCCGATGCTGCTGTTGTTTTAAAATGGGCTTACGACTTTAGTGAAGAATTTTCAAGTCAGGTTATTACAATAGGAAGCACCAGTTCTAACACTGCTTACTTTGGTGTGTCTGAATACAGCACAGCAGCAGAGTACACAGGTGGTACATTAACATCTAGATTAAAAGCTAATACGACAGGAAGCGGTTCAACAGTAACAATAGGTATTGAGGCTGACATAAACGGCTTTCCTTTGTCCCTTCAAGAAATTAACACACAAGCCCTGATAGGTAAAATTGTATGAGTAACTATACTAAAACAACTAACTTTACTGCTAAGGATACTTTACCGACAGGCAATGCTGCTAAAGTTGTTCGTGGTAGTGAGTTTGATACAGAGTTCAATAACATTCAAACTGCTGTTAACAGTAAATCTAACTTAGCTAGTCCTATATTTAGCGGTACTGTTGAAGCTGGTAATCTAACTGCTAGTGGTACTGTAACTGCGGCAGCTATCTCACTTACTGGAGCCTTCACTGGCACTATAGATGGAGGGTCTTACTAATGGACGAGAAACTTTTATCTGCTTTAGGGCTTGGAGGAATGATAGCCGGTGGTGGACTTCTTTCTGCTGGGGCTTACAATCGTTTAGGAAGTCTTGGAGAACAAGCTAAACGAGACGCTACTACTCTGGCTACAGAACTAAAGGGTATGACTCAGTTTCAACCCTTTACTGTGACATCAGCAACTGGTAGTGGGTTTGGCGCTAGGGCTGGTTCAGACGGAGGCACTGATGTTTCTATGTCTGTTTCTCCTCAAGAGCAAGCGTTACAGAGAAGCTTGTTTGGTGGCGCTCAAGGCTTTTACAACCAAGCTATGCAACCTACTGCTCAAAGAGAGATGGACATCTATAGCCGTATGAGAGCAGGACAGCGCCCTGAAGAAGAGCGTCAACGTATGGCTTTAGAAGAACGCTTGTTTGCTCAAGGACGTGGTGGTGTACAGACAGCACAGTACGGTGGTACACCAGAACAACTTGCAATGGCTAAAGCACAGTCTGAATCACAGAACATGGCTATGCTAGGTGCTATGCAACAAGCACAAGCAGAGCAACAGCAACAGGCTGCACTGGGTCAGCAGTACTTAGGTGCTAGTTATGTTCCTCAGTCACAGCTTTTGAATGCTTTACAGGCTTCATCCTTGTTCCCACAGATGCAACAACAGGCACAGTTGTACGGTGCTGGACAGTACGGTGAGACTATGATGAGTGGTACTGAGGCTCAGTTGATAGCAGAGCAAGCACAAGCTAACTTACTGGGTAGTCTGGGTTCTGGCTTACTAAGCGGTGCGTTTACCCCAGTTGCTCAAAAGGATGGCGGTGCTACTAACTTACTGACATCTGTACTAGGAATATTTGATTAAGGAGAATTAAGTAATGGCTAAATTTTCACAAGCACTGCTACAAGGTCTGCTTAATCCTACTTATCAAGGACAGTTGACGCAAGCCGCTGTAGGTTTAGGACAGACTCCTATGCTTATGGCTCAACAACAGCAAAGACAGCAACAAGAAAAAGGCATGATGGGCGGTATGTTAGCTGCACAGCAAGCTGCTACTGAAGGTCGTTTTGATCCTGAGACTATGAAATCATACATGGGTAGTATGCAAGGACTTGGCGTACCTACTCAAGACATAATGAAAACACTGCCTGCTTTACAGCAAGCTAATCAAGCTGGTGTGTTGAACAATAAGCAGAACCAGTTAGTTGGTCTACAGCAACAGCTAAATGAGCAAGCACAAATCTTGTTAGAGTCTGATGATCGCTCTAGAAAAGAAGCGGCAAACTTTCAGATAGATTCTATTGAAGAGCAGATGGTTAATATTGGTAAAGAAACAAGAGGCATTGATGCTGGAACTTTTGTTGGTGTTGGTGATAAAACAAGGGCTGGTGTTACTAAAACTCAACTTAATCAACTAGAAATAGATGCAAAGAGAAGAAGCGCACAAGAACAACTAGCTATTTCTAATCTACAACAGTTTAAATTTGGTACAGAAGATTGGAACGCAGAGGCTGCAAGATTAGAACAGCTAGGTTTTCGTAAAGCAGTTCAAAAAGTACGTCAGTCAGAACAAGCAATTCAAATAGCCAACCAAGAATATCAAGAGGCTATGCAAAACTCTAAACCTATTACTCCAGCACAAATAAAAGAGATGGAAGGTAAAGGTATTACTGTTCCTAAAGATGTATTAGGACAACGACAAACTTGGAGAAGCTATAGTACAGAAAAACGCGAAAAGCAAATAGCCGCTGCCACCGCTAGACTTGATCCTGTAGCTGCTAACCGCGCAGAAGGTCTTGTTAAGTGGACACTGCAAGGCATTGCTGAGAGAGGTGATTTTATTGATGTGTTTGCTGATGACATTACTTCAGTAATTGAAGACCTTACGCCAGAGCAACACAGTGAGATTAATTCTTTAGTTACTGGACAAGCTGAAACGGATGTCGGCCCTATTGTAGAGCAATGGTTACGACGTAACTATCCCGCACCGTTTGAAAAGTCTGAGAAGTTTCGTCAGAATAAACAACGGCAGGCTGCTGCAAGAGAACAAGCCATTGCTGATGTGTTCGCTGCTAACGACGACCTTGATCCTAATGATCCTGTAGACGTAAGACTAGTTAATCAAAAACTTGACGCTTCTATTAGAGAGGCACAAGAAGGTGAAATTGCTGGTAGGAAACTATCAAGGGCATTGGGTGGTTAAATAGATAGGTATTACTAATATGTCAACTGAGTTATTAAAAGATATTGTAGTACCTGACAGAGCTAAAAAAATTCTGTTAGGTGAAACAGAAGAGCCTGAAGGTATTACTATTCCTCAGTCTGCTTTAGATGCTATTAATCCTCCTGCAAAGCGTAGAAGTCCTAATGATATTGTTATTCCTCAATCTGCTGTTGATATTCGTCAAGAACTAGCTAACGAAGAAGGTAATCGTCTTGCTGCTCTTGTAACAGAAGCTGGAGAGGGTATTACTCTTGGTTTACTAGGAGAGATAAAGGCTGTTATAGAGTCTGCTACTACTGATAAAACATACGACAGGGCTAAAGCTGAGTATGAAGTAGCACGAGAACAGTTCCGCGCAAACAACCCTGAGTTGGCACAGCTTGCTACTCCTGTTGAGTTGATAGCTACGTTACCTACAGGTATTGGTCTTGCTCGTGGTCTAGCTAAAGCAGGCGTTACATCTATTGCAGCACAGGCAGGCATTGAGTCTTCTATCTACGGTGTTGCTACAGGTGAAGGTACTGAGAACAGGCTGTTCCAAGGTGTAGGCTATGGTGCGTTAGGTGCATTAGTAGGAAAAGGCTTTGATAAAATACTAGATCCTTCTTTTGCCAAGCGTTATAACACGATTGAAGAGTTTAATGTTGCTCGCGCTCAAGCACAAGAAGAAGTAGTTTCTGCTGCTAGAATGTCAAGAGCGCCTGAAGATATAACTAATGCAGAGTTGGCTACTCAGTTATTGGCACGAGAGATAGAGTTTCTTGGGGACGTTGTAGGCAGACAAGGAGCATTGCCTAAAGACTTAGCACCTTTCTATCAGCGCATGAAAGGGTACGCTGAAGACATGGGTGTGGACATTCGTCAATTAAACAAGGTAGTACGTTCAGACAAAGCTATCAAAGACTTGCGTAAGACTTTAGATGAGCCGTTTGAGAACCTTGATGACATGGCTATGTTGCGTCAAGACCTACTAGATATGACTACTGGTCGTCTTGCTGCTGACGTAGGACGTACTATACCAGAAGCGCAGAAAGCTCTTGTTAGGTTTAGACGTTTGGCTTCTCCTCTTGCTACTCTTGCTGAAGATACAGTGGGTGTTGCTTTTTCACAACGTCTAGTCAGGGCTATGAACAGGGTAACAAGAAAGCAAACTGACCTTGATAATATGTGGAAAGGTATGGAGCCGTTCCGAGAACTAGCCAGTGCTAATCCTAAGTTTAATGATCTACTGTTAGATGCCGTTAATCCTAATTTGTCTTTAGAGTTTCAGACAAAAGCACTACGTGGTGCTATGAACGTAGCTAGAGCTAAGATAGGTAACGGTGCGCCTGAGAGACTGCAAAAGTTCTTTGATGACAACATAGAGTTTTCTAAGAGATACCGTAGGCAGGTAACAGCAGGAGAAGTAACTCCTATTTGGATGCACTCTGCTCCTGAGTCAGTGCTTAAGGATGCATCACTAAGGACATATAGAGATAGGGCAGCTACAAAAGCAGAAGATGCGGCCTCTAAGAATATACAGCGTCCCTCTATGCAGGAGTGGCGAGCTAAGAATGCTGAAAGACCTGCTGATAAACAACAAGAGTATGCCAACATCTTTGATTCACACTGGACATGGCAAAGACAGACACTAACTAGAATGGAGCTAGGCGAACAGCTTGGGTTCCGTACTGCTGGTAAACCTGTTGAAGCTAAACCTATCAAAGATTTAATGGGTCGTGCTTCTTCTAAGAAAGAAATAAAAGAAGGGGCTAGTACTCTTGATGCTACTGCTTCCTATGAGGCAGGACATTTTCGTTTGTTTGATGACAACATCATTGCAGAGGCGTTGAAGCGTGAAGGTTACTCTGATGTACAGATCAAGAACGCACAACAAATTATTGATGACATAGGTATCAACGCTAACAAGGGCATGGCTAGTGAGCTAGATATGATTCGTAGTCTTGGCTACGTAGGT